TCAAACAATAAAATTAAATGATACTTTCGATGTCATTGAATATGATATAGACCCTAGTTCGATAGAGTTTGAAATACTAGGCAGTGAATTAGATTATGAGCGTGAGGTGATAATGTCATTTAGTCTCGTGGATAGTTGGGCATACGGAAACGCTTGTTGTGATTCTGCTTATGATAATAGCCCATACGGCACTAATACGATACCGGGTGGTAGTGGTGAACCAGACCCAAACGAACCTGCCGGATGTCTTGGTTATTCCGCAGCTATTGATGAGGCGAATTTACCAATTCTTGGTATCACAGAAAATGGAATTCCTGCGAATAGTACAAGTGTAATAGAGTGGTATCATGACGGTAATTATAAAGGTAATGGAAGCACATTACAAGTAGGTGAATATGGTGTATATAGTTTTATTATAAGGCGAAGTATTTCAGGTGAGACTATTTCATGCAATAGAACAGACGCCTTTGTATATCTTAATGAATGCCTATTATATGACATACTCGTAAAGGTAACTAATGGAACTATCACAGCAGATGTTGTAGGCGTTCCAAATGATGATACAGGCACTTATGAGGTTATAGATGACTTAAACGTCGTAGTAGCTACAGAATTGCCTTATACACCAGATTCTGACGGTGTTTATACTGTTAAATATACATCTGCTAGGTGTGGAGAGAAAATGAAAGCTGTTATTGTGATATTGCCTACAGAGAATCAAGCAAGTCACACGGTGGATTTGCAGCATCAGAATGGTGGTTTATTTGCCGATGTTATTGATGCACCAGTAGGCACTCAAACATTTACATGGACTAAGATAGATATTAACGGCAATGAGGTTCAAGTTTATAGCGGCTCGGATACTTATCAGCCTACAGATACGGCAGTTTATAAGGTAACAGTAACAATCGACGGTAATAGTAGTAGTGACCAAAAGCTATGGATAGCAGAAGGTCTAGAAGTCAAGATAGTAAATACGGCAAATGACCCGGTAGTAACTTCGGAGGTTAGTAGTAGAGAGCCGGTAATTGTCACATTGGATGGCACAAGTGGACTATCTAGATATGACTTTAGTGGCGAGAGTAGAGAACTCCCACATCCATCAATATATAACACGGATGAGGCTATGAAGAAGCGTATAATGATTTCCTTTGACAACATATTAGGCGTTTACGAAGGCGCTCAGTATGATGCAAATGATATGAGTTATGGCACACCAACTGCACCGTTAAATTTCGGTATTGACAAAACTACAGAGGAAATAGTATTTTATGAGGCACAAGCTGCCGATGTAAAAATCGTTATAATCATCTTTTAAAATTAGAATATGTTATTTGTAACAGAATTTCAGGCAGTTAATGAGTATACAGGCGAGATAGAAACCTATGAAGGTCAATTTGTTGAGGCACTTACTTGGGAGGATGCAGTTTCTCAATGTAGGAAGTATGCACCTTATTTAGAGGTGGTCGGTATATTAGAGGCAGAGGTGCCTTGTGATGACGATTACAACCCTGATTTTGATAATGAAATAAGATATGACAACAGCAACTAGATTATTATTATTATTAGGCGTTCTTTTATCTTCATTAGCTGCATCAGCACAGACGGTACTTATTGACTCAGACGGTGATAGCCTATATGGAAACGTGCCTGTAATACATCCGCTATATGATATTGATGACGGAAACCCTTGTGTACCTAACTCCAATTCGGCGAAATGTCAGGATTGGATTGTCGACCCGGATATAAGTGTGATAATTACCAGTTCGGTTGACACCGTATTAACTATCGATTCTGTATACATATATGATTCGACATACGTCTACACCTATGACACAATTTACAGCGTTGATACGGTTTTTAGCATGTCGGATTCATTATATTTCTTTGACTCTACATATATATATACTTATGATACAGTATATACTTATGACACATTGGTCATTGCAGCGGATACCGTCACGGTCAATAACGTTGGCCCGGTTGGACCGATAGGACCAGAGGGACCACAAGGTATTCAAGGAGAAAAAGGAGATACAGGTGCTATAGGCCCACAAGGTATTCAAGGTATTCAAGGTATTCAAGGCGACACAGGACCACAAGGTGACACAGGACCGCAAGGGCCGCAGGGCATTCAAGGAATACAAGGTATTCAAGGTATTCAAGGCGACACAGGACCACAAGGTGACACAGGAGCGCAAGGGCCGCAGGGCATTCAAGGAATACAAGGTATTCAAGGAATTCAAGGCGTTCAAGGTGATGGTGGTGATACTGTGAGCGTGACTGTCACTGTGTACGATACATTAAATATATGTATTGATACGGTGCAAATGTTCTATGATATAGATAGTTTAGTAGGATTATTGTTAGGTAATCAATCATTTACCGATAGCGTCTACCAAGACCGAACGTATAATTATGTAATTAGCACAGATACAATTATTAATGTGTATTATGATACTACCGTTGTGGATATATGCCGCGATAGTGTATATAATTTCGTCAATATAGATAGCATAACATCTTTGATAGTTAACAATCAGATGTTTAGAGATAGCTTACTTGGTAAGGATACCATTGTCTATAACGTGAATCAAGCATACGGGGTAACTAGGGGAGATAGTATTTCCGAAGGTGTATTTGATATTATATTCGATTTCGGTAATTTTATTGACACTATTACAACACCTAATTTATTAGGCCCGGTTGGTCCACAGGGTATACAAGGTTTCGGAGTTGACTCAGTTAGTTCTACAACGGACGGTGATAGTATATCATTTATCTTCCATCTCGAAAATGCATCAAAAGACACTATAAAGGCACCAGATATAGGTGCAACTTCATTCAATGGTAATAGGGAAATTGCAAGATTGCCACAAGTCGGCGATGTGATAGGCACTTCAACAATTGGCGATTGGTTGGAAACTGCATTTTATATAAGAGAACCGGAATTAGGTATAAATTATTTGCCTACTTATTATGAAATAGGTGATTCTGTTGAGGTTACGATTCAAGGAGCATTATCTGACCCTTTAACAATGAGCAATGGAATTGTTTATGCACTTGAAAACGGTATTGATACAAGTGGTGGTTTCGATACCGTTTACGTTTTCGGTTCAGATACAACTTGGTCTACATCGATAGGTTTTACGCCATTAGATACTCCAATAGTAGATAGTTTTTACACGAATCAATCATATACGTTCACCGCCTATCAAGATTGGGAAACAGGCACTTTGTCAGGAACAACTACAAGCCAAAACAAAACAATCCAAGCAGTGTATCCTATCCTATACGGTATGAGTGACAGTAATTTTGTTGGTGGCAATTACTACGGGAATCAAGATGGCAAGATAATAGCTTCGCAGATAGCAACTTCAGAGTATAAGGTTATATTATCAGGTGGCGAACCCAATCCTGAGTATATCTACTTTGCTGTCCCAGAGGGAGTCTCAATTTCATCTATTATAGACCATACCGGGCAGGAGCAGATTCAAAATTTTGATGTGTTTACAGAACCTAGAAATATAGACGAGACTCTAGAGACTTATGTTTATGATGGCAAAATGTATTACACTAGAGAAAGGGAGTCAATACCCCCTACAGCCGGACATATTGGTTCTATTGCATTAAGCGGATACGGTGATGAGCTTGGAATAGAAGCAGAAACGAGACAATTTTATTTCGGAGGCATCTGTACAGATGGCGAATATATATGGTATTCAATTAATGGCTTGTCAAGAAGATACGATATTAAATGTGAGATGGATTATGATAATTGTATTACTACGCAATATCCTTCTGGTGGTATTGGGTCAGACATGGGATTTTGGGGAGATTATCTATATTACAGGATTGGGAACTACGTTCTCAGACGATTAAAAACAGGCTATACAGAGGAAATTTTAAATGTGGGGTTAGCTATAGATAGGATGGATATATATGGTGATACAATGTATTATTCTGCAATAGGTAATCAAATGAGAAAGCGTGACCTTGTTTCTGGTAGTGATGAAACTATAGGAGCTATAAATTTTGCACACACATACACTTGGGCGCTGAAATACAATGCTGATAACCATAAAATCTATGCGAATTTAGATGGAGATATATATAGTTACAATGCAACTTGGCCTGTAAACGAAACATTGATTGCCTCGCAGAATGGTACTAGATGGATGGATTTTAGTTTTGATTATGATAATGATAAAATCATATCTGTGAAAGGAGGAAATTTAGTGAGAATGGATTATGATGGGTCGAATCTAGAGACAATATACGCATACGATGGCACTAGGGAGTATGATGCTAGTTCTGTAGGGTTGGAAAATAACTGGACCTTACCATATAAAATATATAGATACAATAATACAACAAAATTAACGGACCAAGAATGGACAATTACATTAGAATAATAATACTTCTGCTTTTGAGTTTTAGGTTGTCAGGTCAAAGCACAGAAACTACATCTGCTTTCGATGTAAATTCAACACAGCCGATTGACACAAGGTTGGTCATAAATGAATTTTCTGACACTATTTCTATTAATTATTTATATAAGGGGTTAATAACATATATATTAGACCTAGATAAGTATTATTATTATGATGGCACTAACTGGGTTCAAATGTATGTAGGCGCAGGTGGTGAATTACCTCCTACCTTGGACTATCTAGATTTCACTAATAATATAGGCGACCAAAGTTATTTGGAAGGTAGGATATATTACGATACAACAAATCATACATTGACATTCTTTGATGATGAGCCAGAATCATCATTACAGATAGGTCAGGAGCAAAGGGTGAGAGTTTACAATGGCAATGGCTCGACAATTACAAATGGTTATGCTGTATCTGTCACTGGATTGACGGCAGATGGCGTATTAGAAGTTGGATTGGCAATCGCATCAGACAAAGAATCTGCACTTAATACAATAGGGATAGCAACACATGATATTGAGGCAGGTACATATGGTTGGGCCACAACTCACGGTATTGTTAGAGATGTAAATACTTCATCAATAACAGGTGGCGCTGCTATATACTTATCCGATTCAATAGCAGGATGGTATACAACCGAACGACCGCCATCGCCTAGTTACGAGGTCAGAATGGGAGGGGTTGTGCAGCAAGACATTACAGAAGGGCAACTATATGCCGAGTTGCGAATAATTACAAATACGCATGACAACTTTAATTTCTTCACAGGAGCTATTTTAGAATCCAATTCGGCTACTATTACGGCAATTGGTGGGGTTGTTACGTCGGTATTGTCTAACACGGAAGGCGGTGATAGTATCAATCTTATATTCGATGACGGATATCTTAGAGTTCCTTCAGGCATATCAGTTAATCTTACATTAGGCACAGACACCGTGCCTGTTGAGAATTTCGTATACATAACAGATGAAGGGGTTATGACAACATCGACATCTTCATTCCCTTTGGCAGGTGATTATGTGCCTTTGGGACGTTATGTTGTTCCTTCTGCTGCACGAGCCGAAGCATATGGAGTATATAAGTCACACGCCTATACTGACCATCTCAGAGGTGGCTCGAATGGTCACTTATCGCATATTAATCAATGGATACGAAGCCGACCTGCCGAATGGCAAAGTGGAGTGGTATTAACAACATCGGCAGCGGTTGGTGTAGCTACAGATACTATAGATTTATCATTTACGAGCGGTGTAGTATTGCAGTTGCATAATCAAACTTTCCCTGCATTTGACACTGAAACAGATGCATCATTTGTAGTTAATGATTTTGCGACACCTTACGAGATTATAGAGGGAATAACGCCTAGTATTGATACAGATAGTGAAGGTAATGCAATCGGGAACAACAAGTATTACAATATTGTCATTTGGGGTGTTGCTTCGCAAGAGGCAAAGGATTGTAAGATATTCTATAATTTGCCATCTGGAAGTTATACAAGTGAAGCTGATGCCTTGAATGACCTTGATGATTATACTAGCTTCTCCATTCCTTCGCAATACACAGGTACAGGATTCTTAATTTCAAAATTGACAATACAGCGAACAAATACAACGGTCAAGATAATTGATATTACAGATTTAAGAGGTAGTATACCTATCGCAGGAGGTGGTGCAACAGCAGGAGGTCAAGGGATAACGAGTTTCGATGAACTTACCGATAGTCCTGCATCTAAAGCAGGTGCAGCAGGATATCATGTCAAGGTGAACGGCACAGAGAATGCGCTTGAGTATGTTGCTCCTGAGACTAATTTTTATGATGATAATGATACATTAAGTGATAATAGGACTGTCTACATGGACAGCAAAGGCTTAACGCTTTTAAATGGCTCTGGATTTATTTTACAAGGCTTAGATGTTATACATACAGGTGATTACACATTGGCAGGCAGTACTGAATATCCATTTTTCATTGGTGGTAATTATTCTGGTATGATGGAGCTTTCTAGGTCAGGCTTCACAGGGGCTGATATTAAGCTATCTAATTTTACTGACTCTTGGGTGTTTGGAATGGATGATAATGAGGGCTTTTTTGTAAAGGATAATGATGCATCAACTACCCCGATATATATTGCAAATGGTGGTGCTTCGGTCGGAATTGGGACTACATCGCCTGTTGTAGATTTTCATTTAGAGTACGAAGGCGCAACTGGTGGCGCTAGGTTTGAAAGGACAGATTTTGGAACCAACGGCAGCAATGTTTATATAGGAGCTTCGGGTGGTGACCCACAGATAAGGTTTGATAGGGATGGAAATTATTGGGCAATTGGTAATGATGGTGGAAAGTTTGCAATTGACGACAATGTAAATTTAGGCGCAAATAATAGATTAACTATTGACGCTTCAGGCAATGTCGGAATTGGGAGTACATCGCCGAGTGAAAAACTGCACGTTAACGGCAATGCAAGGTTTCAATCAATAGGCTCAGGAACAAGTAGTGGTGCATTGCACTATGAAGCAGATGGAACATTAACTACAAACACATCAGATAGGCGATTAAAGAAAAACATAGTAGAAGTTAACGACTCTATTGCACTTGTAAAACTATTGGAATTAAAACCGTCGGAATTTAAATGGAAGCAGTCCAAAAAAGTAATGAGAGATTCAAGTTTCATCGACGAAAGAAAGCAAAGTATCATTGAATTGACAATGCAAATAGACTCATTAGAGGGCACAAATACAGGAAGTGGCACTTCTATACCGAATCAAATAGAAGAGTTAACACAGCAAAGAAAAACGGCAAAACAAGAGCTAAAACAATACAGAAAAATAAACAAAAAGAGAAAGGAAAACACAGATAGAATCAACATAGGATTCATTGCTCAGGATGTTAGAAAGGTTCTGCCTTCAGCGGTCGGAAAAAATGATGACGGATACCTGTTCTTGAGAGACGAGCAAATAGGCGCAATAACAGTGTCAGCTATAAAAGAACAGCAGCGGCAAATAGAGGAGCAGAAACTATTAATTCAGCAATTATTACAAAGAATTGAAGCATTAGAAAATGAATAGATTATTAATTATTGCCATACTATTATCGTGCAATGTATCTGCATGGTCACAAGTTGATACCTGTGGATGCGACTGTAATATAGTAGAAATCTTTACGGACAATACTTTGTGGTATCCAAAGTTAGATGCCGACCAAGATAGCTTCTACCAAGATGGCTCAGGTGCTGGGTTTGACACCGATGACCGTGACCCATGTGCGCCATTGACAAACGTAGGTAGTTGTGACCAAGATGGTGACGGATATATTAATAGTGTTGATAATTGCAATTTTTTTTATAACACAGACCAAGCAAACAATGACTCTGATAGTTTCGGAGATGCTTGTGATAATTGTGACTTTGTTGATAATGAAGACCAGTTAAATTCCGATAGCGACAATTTAGGGGATGCCTGTGACAATTGCCCAGACGACACGAATGAAGACCAAACTAATAGTGATGCTGATACATTAGGAGACGCTTGTGATAATTGCCCTAATTTAGACAATGAAGGTCAAGAGGATGGAGACGGTGACAACGTAGGTGATATATGTGATAATTGTATATCTGTTATTAATACGTCACAAATTAATTCAGATGCAGACACGTTGGGAGATGCTTGTGATTGGTGTGATTTGGTTACTGATAATGCAAATCTAAATTCTGATGGTGATTCATATGGAGATGCTTGTGATAATTGTGTAAGTGACACGAATGAGGACCAAGCAAATTCAGATGCAGACACGTTGGGAGATGCTTGTGATAACTGCCCGAACGACACGAACGAAAATCAATTAAACTCTGATTCTGACAATTTAGGGGATGCCTGTGATAATTGTATAAATGTTACTAATGAGGACCAACTAAATTCTGATACTGATACATTAGGTAATGCCTGTGATAATTGTATAAATGTAGATAATAATGACCAATTAGACGGAGATTCGGATAATGTTGGAGATGCTTGTGATAACTGTATAAGTGTTGCTAATGAGGACCAAATAAATACCGATACAGACACATTAGGAAATGCTTGTGATAATTGTGACCTTATAGATAATAACGACCAATTAGATACTGATACAGATGATGTTGGAGATGCTTGTGATAACTGCCTTAATGTTATTAATACAAATCAAATTAATTCAGATACAGACACGTTGGGAGATGCTTGTGATTGGTGTGATTTGGTTACTGATAATGCAAATCTAAATTCTGATGGTGATTCATATGGAGATGCTTGTGATAACTGTGTACTTATAAGTAACAATGACCAATTGAACACGGATGGCCTTGACGATGGTGGTGATATTTGTGATTATTGCCCAAGGACGGCAAATGGCTCAGATGTTAGTATAGGTTATCAATCTAGTTCGATTTACGTTACAGTTAATGATATAGGTAGTGAAATTCTTTGTTATAACAGATATGAATTTCAGGGTTATAGTAACCAAACAGTAACACTAGGTGAAGCATTGGACCCTAACGAGTCTTTTAACCTTGCTCGTCATACAAATGCCGGATATACCATAAATGCTAATATTGTAATGAGTTTAAGGACTGCGGCTAATATTGCTGAACCGAATACTACAGGTAACAATAAAAACGAATACTTAATAGAAATACGGCCAACTGTCACAACGTTTAGATATAAAGGCAGTTATTTGGGTTTTATTAATACATTTACACTTTCCGATTTACAAAGCGTATATATGTCTATTCGGCTCGAAAGGATAGGGAATACTATTAGAGTTATTAGCCACAGGTCTGATACAGGGGTTACAACAGTATTATATACATTTTCACAGCAAGTATCTGAGCCGTTATATGGAAGCGCAGCTACAAAGGAGGGTGGGAATGGATTTAAGTTGTCAATGTGTAGAAATTAAAGAATATGATGAAAATTAAGATAATAATTATATTGATGCTTGTTGGTGCCTCGTTATCCGCACAGGTGAAGCTTACTCAAATACAAAGAGCTGACACATCAAAGGTGTATATGTTAGTTTCACAGCCCGACAATAAAGGGATTCTGAAATATGTTGAAGCCGATAGTCTAGGGAATGAGATAGGCACGGACACTATTATAGTTAGGTCTGAGAACCCTTTGCTTTATATAAGGCAAGAAGACGGCTTTGAACTAGACAATTTGAAAGATGTTAGATTTGAGGTTCTTGGTGCTAATGTAGGTGTTGATAGTGTGTACAGGGGCGATAGTATTTCGGAAGGTGTCTTTGAAATAATTGTAATGTACTCAAACGACACATATGACACATTAACGACATACGATATGCAAGGTGTGCAGGGTGATGCAGCTACTATAGATTTGGGCACGGTGACAACAGGTAATCCGGGAACAAATGTAATTATAACAAACTCAGGAGATAGTTCTGAAGCTATATTTAATTTCACAATACCTAGAGGTGACGTGGGTGATACTGGCCCTCAAGGACCTCAAGGCCCCGCAGGAGCTACAGGTGCCACAGGTGCAACTGGCTCTCAAGGCCCACAAGGTGCAACAGGAGCTACAGGACCAACAGGACCACAAGGCCCAAAGGGTGATAAGGGGAATACAGGTGCCACAGGTTCAACTGGCTCTCAAGGCCCACAAGGTGCAACAGGAGCTACAGGACCAACAGGACCACAAGGCCCAAAGGGTGATAAGGGGAATACAGGTGCCACAGGTGCAACTGGCTCTCAAGGCCCACAAGGTGCAACAGGAGCTACAGGACCAACAGGACCACAAGGCCCACAAGGAGACCCAGCAACTGATGACCAAAACTTATACACAGCAACCGGCACAGGAAAGGTTTATGTTGGCATAACAGGCGGGAGGAATTTAGTCGGGTTCGTTCCTTCTACTAATATGGGAATCACTAGAAGCGGTAATGATTTTACATTCACCTCTACAGGCTCCTTATGGGCGCAAAATGGTTCTAAGATATATTATAATGGAGGCAATGTAGGAATCGGAACAAATAACCCTTTAAAAAAATTGCACGTTGAGGGTGAAAGCTATTTTTCGAACAAAATGAATGTTAAGGGTGATATATATATATCGTCTTCGATTCTCGATAATTCAGGCTCATCCGGTACTAATGGCCAATACTTAATGAGTGACGGTACTTATATTTATTGGACTGATGCGTCCGGCGGTAGTTTGTGGAGTTCCAATCTTGGGAATGTTTATAGAACGCAGGGTTTTGTAGGGATTGGGACTGGCAGCCCAACCGAGAGGCTTCATGTGAATGGTAATGCTATAATATCAGCAGGATTAGAAATAGGCTCAGGGACAAGCTATGGAAACTTTTCATTCTTAAACTCGGCAACATGGAGTTATTTAGGTGGGAATACCACAATAATAGGTGGAACAGTAACAACAGAAGGTTTATTATTAGAGCCTAGTTCCACAGCAAATTGCACGGAGGGAGTTATATATTATGATTCCGATGATAATAAACTGAAAGTTTGTGTAGGTGGTGGTGTATGGGAAACAATACAATCAAACTAATGAAGAACAAGATAATATATACAATAATTTTGATAAATTCTTTGCCTTGTTTTGTTGCAATGGATTCAAATAATTTATGCTTTATCGAGAATATAGAATATGTATATAACTATTTCAATAGCAAAGAAAACCATAATAAAATCATTAACGACCTAAAAAAGAAGCATAAATTAAAGTGCAGTTAAATATGATATTTTTATGGATGAAAATACAGGCTTGTGGGGCGCTATTATCGCATCCATTAGTGGGTTTTTAGGGGTTTTTTTGAAGGCTTTTTATGATGCTTACAAAAATTCAAATGACAATAGAACTGAAATAGAAAAAGCAAAGATAGAGGGCTGGCAGAAAAAGTATAGTGAATTAGAGGAAATTTTTTCTTTATTTAAAAATGATACAAGTGAAAGGGAGGATGAATGGAGAAAAAGACAGTTAAAGCTTCAATCCGAACTTAATAGTATGCGTTTATCATTAGACAAAGCGAATAGGTTTATGGCTCTAGCTCTTACAATAATGAAAACCACAGCAGACCAATCAGATAAAGCTATTGTTGCTGTTATTCAAAAAATGGATATGTTATATGGACAAGACATCAGCTAGGTTAACTCTACTTCAAGAGGCTATAGGCGCTACATTTTTATTAATAACTAAGGGGATTGTTAATAAACATTCGCCGGATTACGATTTGTGCGGTATAGGGAAAGAGCTTTGTGATATGGGTATGGATGGTGGAACTGATGGGTTTATGTGCATAACAAAATTCACACCTAGATTAGAGTGATTTTTTTAATTTAAAATATATATAAAAAATGAAGAAGTTATTATTTTTGTCTCTATTTTTATTTTCATTTTTCACAATGAAATCACAGACGGTTCAAAGTTCTAGTATTACATTCAACGATGCAGGTGGAGGTAACTATTATTTAATAGATAGCACTATTTACAATTCAGGTAGAATCACCGTAACTAGAACATCAAACATGGATAGCCTTACCCTTGACACATATTTGGTTGCCGATACTGTTAGCTCATATTCAACGTATATAACAGAACTGGCATCATACAATAGATACATATCAAGGATAGCAACATTAGAGTCATCTAAGCAAGTTGATAGTTTGAAGCAAGCATATTATGCGGAGCGATTAACACAACTATCTGTGATGATAGACAGTATAAGGGCACAATAACAAAATCAAAATAATGGTTAAAAACTACGATGTTAATATATATGCAAAAAATCTGCATAGCTTTAAGTTAAATCAAAACTATAGGCCTAGTTTTTGGAATATCTCTGACGTACATTGGGACAATCCTAAGTGCAATCAAGAGGCATTTAAAAGGCATTTAGACAAAGCGAAAGCAAACGATGACCTTATATTTATCAACGGCGATTTGCTGTGCCTAATGCAAGGGAAGTATGACCCTAGACGAAGCAAAGGTGACATTAGACCCGAGCATAACCATAATGATTATATCGACCTAGTCATTAATTCCTGTGCCGATTTCCTTAGACCGTATGTGAGGCAAATTGCATGGATAGGCGCAGGGAACCATGAGACAAAAGTTTCAGAAACATTAGGGACGAATATATTATCTAGATTGATAGAAAGGTTAAACATATTCGGAGTCTCAGATTTTGGTGATATGTACACGCCTGTTGTTCAAGGCGCATATACTAGCTTTCAGAAGATTATATATTATAATTCGAGTACAAGTAAGTATACTGTGAACATGATGCATGACCATGGCCATTGGGGTGGTATAATAACAAAAGGTACTTTATCAGCGGTTAGATATTGTGCATTTTATCCTGACTTCGACATATGTTACTCAGGACATACACATGACAGTTGGATTGTGCCGCAGCCTACATTGAAAATTGAGAATGGTAGAGTTATCAATAAACCGAGATGGGTAGTGAGGTCAGGCACATACAAGGAGGAGTTCACAAAAGGAAGCGGTTGGGCTGTTGAAAGAATAGGCTCACCGAAATTTTTAGGTTGCATTAGAACGGAAATAGATATCACTTTCACCGGCGGTAGAGTGGGGCATATTATAAAACCAATAATAGAACAAGCGGTGTAAAAAAATAGTTTTGCCGCAAAATTGCATATAGTATTCGGAATGTTTTTTTTTGTAAAAAAATATAAATATGTTCGATGCTTATCCGAAGGCTACTGATGCGGCTAATTGTGCTGCTCTTACCCTTCCAAATGTTTTAGCAGAAGATTGTGTGGATGCCGATTCAGTAGAGGTAGACAACGAATCCGAGATACAATTTCTATTAATGTCAGAGGTTGACCCGGCCAATCCGGATGCTCCCTTATATACGCCTACAGATGTAACATCAGCAGCGGCATGGGCTACTGCAATAGTTAACACAGGAGCAGGAATTAAGAAATTATATGTGATTGGTGATATGCCTGTTCCTAGTAAAACAACGAGGCAAGTCTCAGGTGGCAGGAAGCGAGTAGGGAAGAAACAGTTTGTTGCAAATCTAGATGTTGATGACACTAATAACACTACATATGATTCCTCTAGGATTCTAGAGGGTGGTGCTGAGGTTTTCATCTGGCTTGTAACGAAAGGCAATAAACTATATGGTGCTGATGCGACTTATTCGAATGGAATCCGTGCGTTCATTGACAATGATATTGACCTTCAGAGAGGTGATGCTTATGAATCCATCAAGATAACGGCTGAATGGGAGGCGTTCGAAAAACCACCAAGAATTGACTGGCCTGTATAATATAAAAACTAACCAAATATAATATGAGAGGAATAGAAAAATTAAAAGTTGTACATCATGATGGTCGTGAGATGGAAGTGACCAAGGTTTGGTGGGATATAATCTCATTAAGTACCTATGATATTAGGAATGAGGATGGTGTTATTCTGAAGACTATACCGAATGGAGGATGGTCGATTGCTGAAAAGGCAGCAAGAAAGGAACCTGTCGAGTCTGAAGCGATAATTAAGAAGACAAGAAGCAGGAAAAAGGCATGATAACGATAAGAAATAACAGGACAAAGGAGACTTCAGAGGTGACAGAGGAGGAGTTTGATAAGATTCAAAAGGTTTTCCCCGGTAGGTTCTCAAAAGTGAAGAGAATTTCAAAGAAATCGAAAGATATAATAGAAAAAGTTAAATCTAAAGCGAAAGATTCTGAGGTGTAATGACGATTATGCCTTTTATAATTTAAAACTAACCGATTATGACAACAAATGAAAAAAATTTGTTAGGAGTTTTGTCTGATTTTCTCGGAATAAATCAGAGTGAGCTTACTTCAGCTATAACAGAAGAAAAGGATGGTGCTGCTGTCCTAAAAAGTGACGAAATAAAAAGTTATTTCAGCACAAAAATTCAGAGCAAATTAAAAGATGTTAGAAGTGAAGGTCGTGAAGAGGGGCGCCAAAGAGGTGTGAAGGAGACATTTTCAAGGGTAGAAAAGGACATTAAAAATTCTTTTGATTTAGACATTACATGGTCAGATGACGGTGTTGATGCTATTAAAAATCATTTAGAAAAGTCCAACAAGCTATCAGATGAAGATGTCACTCAATCAAAGATTTGGCGTGAGAGGGAAAAACAGTTCAAGCTTGAAAAGAAAGAAATGAAAGATGCCTTTAATGAGAAGGTATCTGTCATGCGTTCTAAGCGCATTAAAAGCAAAGCAGAAGCTAAGTTAAGACAAATCGTTTCGAGCGGCAGAGATGCCCCTAAAGACGAGGAAATCAATGATTTAGCAATGCGTGCGCTAATAGAGCAAATGTATTCTAATGGTTACAGTCCGGAGGAAACAGATTCAGGCGAATTGATAATTGTTGATGAGAAAGGGGACCAAGCGGAGGATGAGAACTTTAACAAGTTGTCGTTTGACAAATTTATTACTTCTAAAACAAAAATTGATAAGTTCTTTCCTGTTATACAAAGTAAAGCAAGAGACGGAGGAGGCCCATCGGCTTCTGATGTAGTAGTATCATCTTCTGGCAATTCAACTGGTGGTGATAACACAATAAAGTATACAGATAAGAACGGCAATGTACAATCTTTTATAGTTCCGGATAAATTTAAAGATGTTGATGAGTATCTAGAAAAAGTCAAATCAATCCCAGAGGACGCATCTGCGGAGGTATTCGACAAGATGGAGGAAGCAGCATCACAAATTAGTAACGAATAAAATAAAATAATACATTATGCCTGCTTTAACGAAAGGTGATTTTAGCGCGCTGACGGATATATACGCGCCGATTCAGGTTCCTCTCATGAGGATACAGCAGAATCCAACCGTCCTGAAAGATTACGATGAGACTTTCCCGGTCTTTAATGAGATGGCAATGAACCAAAATGTTGGTTTTGATGCCGAGTTCCTTGACCCACGTTCTGGTAAAAACATGAGAGCGCATTGGTTACAAGATGAGGATAGTGGAATTATGGATGCAGATAGTACAGATTGCATTGTTCCTGATGCCGATGAAGTTGGTGCGCATAGCACAGATTACACACCAGCGACGGCGGTAACAAAAGGTTTGAAGACTGTTGACCAAAAGACTTATGATTTAAAGTCTTTTCAGCAGAAACTAGCATTCGGATTTGCAAGTAGACTTTTTCACATCATGAGATATGCTGAAAAGGATGCGATTACTCAAATCCTTTCTTTCCAAGATGATGCTACAGGATTAAACACTCAAGGCGTTGGAACAATGACAACGACATGGAATATTGGCACTGCCGATGTTGTGCCTGAGTTGCTTTATAGAATTAAGCAACAAGCGATGGACTTGAGGATGATTGACCCTGTGTTGATTGTTGGTAAGAATTACGAGTACATGGAGATGAAGTTCAGAGGTGAAAGAGGTATTAACTTAACAACTGATGCAAATGCGTTATTGAATCAGCAATTGACTATCCCTATTATTAGAGATAGAAATCATTATGATACAATTGCAGGTGATAACTCTATGTTGTTAGTTGATAGAGCTACGATAGGCTATTTCTCACAGAACTACTGGGATAATGATGCACCACAGGATAAGGTGATGGAAGAGAATAATCATTTTACTTATTCAACTCCACTACCGAGGTTGTTCTGGAGAAACATGATTGACGGCAGGCCTGTAGTACAGAATGTGAGGGCGGATGTACGATTTGCACTTAAATGTGTTAATGAGTATGAGACGGCACTAGTACACAGATTCAAACTATTAGGGAAATGGGTAGAAGCGCCTAAAGGTGTTAATGATTACCCAACCGTTATCAGAATAGTTATAACATAGTAATTAATGAGCGTTACGGATTGTCTCATTCCGATTGTCGGACTTTCTAACACAGAATGTCCATGCCATTCTGCTGCTGGTGTTGTTGATTATCAACAAGGCACTAGCTCGGAGTATATAGATGACACGGAGCATTGCGTAACGCTCAATTTCCCTTTAACGGAAATAGATTGTGAAAGCTCAGACATTTGGGCGCTATTAACAAGGGCTAGAAGTAAGGGTGTAACTAATTTCATTGCTTCCTACCTTCAGCACTTGAATAGCACAATGACGAATAAATTTAGCGGGTACTCTGACCATGTAGGACAGAGGCCTTCTAATTTTTATGCCTTGAATACTTTAACTGTAAGCGATACAGCGGTGGGATTCTACTGGACACCTACGATTTATAAAGGTGTATATCAGCACATAGATAAGGTTTATTTGACAATTAATACAGTCGGCACATATACGGTTAATTTGATTAATACGGATGAGCCTGACGTTGTTTTGCACAGTGTCGATATAGTTGTCACGAAGGCAGGTGTGAGGAAAGGTGTTGACTTTAACTATAGAGTTTCTCTTGAGGATATTAATAGGCCTGTAGTCTATGCCTTATATTACGAAAGAACAAGTGAGAAGCCTTACAATGTAAAATTTTCATGTGGATGTGGCTCTGACCCTGCTTGGATGAAGAGGGGTTATATGGTTCCTCGTGGATTTAAGATAGATGATATAACGGCGTTAGATATTGATACGTTATTTACGTCTGATTATACTCACGGACTAGAGGTAGATTACTCATTTCAATGTTCAGCGTTAGATTGGTTATGTAATCAAGGCGATGAGTTTTGGACCGAGACTGAATATGGAATACTAGCGGCTAAATTAATTGCAAAGTTCTCGGCAAACTGGTTAATGTCGGCAATTCTAGGAAATCAACCGAACCCTTATACGGTCATTAATTCTGATTATATGCTTTCAAAGATAGAGAGCAATACAGAGGTTATTAATGACATTATGCCTATTCTTGTACAGAATAGTAATGATATGACGCATTGCTACACCTGCAAGAATAGCGGATTTATGAAACTTGAAAAAAATTACTTTTAATTTTTAAAAAAATAAAATGAAAAACTTATTATTATTATTTTTTGTCTTAATGTCTTTTGCTGCTACTGCACAATTGACGGTAGATTGTAAGACTACAACAGCAATATCGGGGACGGATACTAATTACGTTCACACGGATTTAATTTACCAGATGTTGGATGAGTCTGCTTCGGAGGATTCGATTTCTGTGTTCGGTATCTCAGGCTTTTCGCCGGGTGTACTAAAGTCAAAAAAGATACTATCTGGCACAGTTGCGGCATTGGATTGTTACGTTGAGTATACGCCTACAGATGCAACGGCGGGTTATAGGTATTTAACTCATGCGGAAAATATTCGAGCGGTTATTACAGAAGGCGATTATGTAACTTTAAAGCTGATGAGGCCTTATACGGATATTGCTATCACAGAAAATGCTGCCGACATCAAAACGGCTTTAGACGCTTGGAAGGCTATAGACCATAATTAATTTTTAACTTAACCACCTATTATGAATTTTTTAAAGAAATTTTACACAGAGCAGAAGCTTATTTTTCATGTTGTTGTAACGGTTTTAGCAGGAGCTATTATCTACTTCACAGCAAGTTGGCATAACTTTCTATTCTGGTTTCCTGCGTTTATTTCACTATATGCTACGGCAGTTGGTGTAGTAGAGGCTTACAGTGTTTCTGTGAAGACATTAGACCCTTTAGGTCAAAAGATTAAAGGATATTTAGACGAGATTGACAAGTATATTGTTTTTCTGTTTACCATTCCTTTCATTGCTACTTTCTTGGATAAGACAAGCTTTCCGGATGTATATGTATACATACAGGAGAATTTCGAATCTATCTGGAAGAGTGGATTTCATGTATTTGCAGGATTGAAGGCTTTATGGTTCCTAGTGCGAGGGGGTGAGAATAACGCAGTAGCGGACACCTTGAGAGTTATTAAGGCAGATAAGTTAACGGAGGATAGTATAGTTACATTTGCAACGAAGGTAAAGTGAAAATTAAAGGTCTGATATGGCATTGCACGGCATCACCAGAGGGGTTGTATTTATCGCGGAAGCATTTGATGTCAATATTTATGTCAAAGCCGCCGACGGGGAACGGATGGGAAAAGCCGGGTTACCGTTCTGTTGTAAACTTGGATGGTAATGTGTACGACCTTGTTGATTATAATATGTCTCCGCACATGGAATGGGACGAAGTCACATACGGAGCAAAAGGATACAATTCGGAGTACATTCATCTATCATATGTCGGCGGTGTTAGAAAGGATAACATTAACGTGCCTAAAGATACGAGAACGGATGCCCAAAAGAGGGTTATCCGTGCCATGACAGAGTATTATCTAGCTTATTATCCAGATTTAGAGGTAGGTGGTCATTATGAAGTTAATTCAAAAAAGGCTTGTCCTAGTTTTAATTTGACAAGGGAGTTAGTGAAGTGGGGTATACCTGAGAAGAATATAGGATTGACAAAGAAGAATCTAACTGTAACAAATGAAATTGAAGGCCAGTTTGATTTTTCTTTTGATGCAAGGAATGGAAAATTCGTTGATACTTAGTCCGGATTAGGTTGGTTTTTAACGGTTTTGAGGGGAGTTGGCTTTTATGACTGACTCCCTTTTTTTTTAAAAAAATAATATGGAAGAAATAAGACTACCAAATTATGATGCAAAGTTAACCATTTTTGCAAAGGATGCTAAAGAGGTTTTCGATTGGACCTTTGATTTCTACGATATCAAAGGTATACACGAGAGAGGTTATTTTGGTGAAGGTGAGACTATTGCCATACTTGACACAGGGCTAAACGAAAAACATCCAGACCTTTTCGGCACAGTTATTCACGCTGAAGATATGCGAGGCAGCAATGATGTGACAGATAGGAACTACCACAGCACATGGATACACGGAAGACTCAGCGCGGTTCATAACGGCGTAGGTGTTCAAGGTATATGTCCAAAAGCTAAGATTATTATATTAAAAGTATTTAATGATAACGGTAGTGGCAATTCAGAATGGTTAGAAAAAGGAATAAGACGAGCGCGCGAATTAGGTGCTACACAAATCAATTTCTCAGGTGGTTTAGGTGTGAAGATACCATCCATCGAGGAGGCTATAAATGACTTTATTATTGATGGCGGCACTTTTTGGGCTGCAAACGGTAATGATGGGTTGAAAAATGACCTTGATTTCCCTTCTAACATACCTCAGACGGTCGCTGTTGGCTCGCATGATGAGAATGGTAGTATTAGTAACTTCTCGGATTTTGGCGCAATGTCGGACATCTATAGCGCTGGTGAGGATGTTCTTTCAACTTATGGTGATAAGGACTATGCCCTGTTAAGCGGAACTTCAATGGCTACACCTACTGCATTAGGTGTTTTTGCAACATTGAGAATACCATTAGAAAAGAAATTAGGATTTAAAATTACACCTGCAAACTTGCATTTGTTCGCTCAAGATATAAAATCAATCAATGTCAAAGAAAGAAGATTTTAAAATCGTGCCCTATGCGGTTAATAAGGTAGTGAGTTTAGAAGAATTAATTAAGCAAAAGGAAGATGATGCTAAAAGATATAATGAACAGACTGCCGATAAGCGGTAATAATACCGTCAAGGTAATAGACCCTGAGATTCTATTAGGTATTCTCGATAAGGGTTTAGATAATGAGCCTGTAAAGCCTGTTATTGACGAGGAAATAAAGTCTATAATACAAAAGATAATAGATATTCTAACTCGGTTTTTGAAATTGTTATTTCCTATATTTTTCCCTTTCATATTATCTGCGCAATCCGAGCATATACAGACATCTGGAATTGTAGGCGATGGGCTAGGTGTTTTGGATAAGGTTTTGGGGATGTGGGAGCAGGATAATTGTGATGAAATAAGAGTAGTTAAGGCAAGAAAGAAAGGTGTAGGTTATGTTAATAAGCTAACAAGGCAATTGCAAAAATTGGACAAGCAATGGGCTAAAAATGAAATTGATGACTTAACTTACTACTACTCAAAAGCATATTTATTGGAGATGTCAATTGCTGATGTATTTGCATTAGAAAAAAAGGCAGTACAATTAGCCAGTAAAAAGGTTAAAAATTACAAGTTTTTAAAAAATAACTAATGGCAGAAATAGGCGGTAAGGTAAGTTTTGATATATCCGAGGTTCAGAAGAATCTACCGAAAATAATAGAGCTTTTTAATGATTTAGGCGATGCCTCAGAAGGGATGACCGACGAGATGAAAAGTTCTTTGAAGGATGTCCAAAAGGCACTAGATGGATTCGGCAAAGAAACAAAAGATGCCGCTAAAGAAGTCGATAAGCTGAATAAAGAGCAAAAGGAATCTGTAGCCGTTTTAAAAGAATCTGCAAAGGAAATTAAGGTCTTCGGTGTAAGCCTTGATGATGTTACCGGTAAACTTGCAAAATGGAGAGCTACGCAAAAGGCTGTAACCGCCGCAATGGGTGGGACAACAAAGGCTTTAAAGCTTTTCCGTATAGCTTTAATCTCAACCGGGGTTGGTGCTATTGTTGTGGCATTAGGAAGTATGGTCGCATTTTTGACTAAGACGCAGAGGGGAATGGATAGACTTAACGTCGCTATGGCTAAAATAACTGGGCCTATCAAGGTTGTTTCAAAAGGTTTCTATGCAATAGGTGAGGCTCTCTTAGATTTAAGGAACCCTCTAAAAGCCGTTCGTGATTTATTCTCAGGCTCCGGTGGTGTGGTTAATGCAATGAAGGAAGCGAGTAAGGCGGCGGTTCAATTAGAAAAAGATAAGATAAAGTTAAGAGATGCACAAAGAAATCTATCTATTGAGACTGCAAAAAGTAGAGCTGAGATTGAGAAGCTGAAAAAGATAAGTGATGATACAACGAAGTCAACAAAAGAAAGAATAAAGGCTACACAATTAGCGACAGAAAAAGAACAAAACTTGTTGACGAAACGAGAAGAACAGCAACGTTTGCTGATAAAAACATTAAAAACAGAAAAAGAAAAGATAGCAGCAGATGAAGACAATATAGAGCTTTTAGACAAGATTGCAGAGGCTGAGATAGCACTTGCAGATATACAAAAAGAAAGTACAACGTTATCGATAGAATTACAGAACAAAGAGAATGCCTTACTAGACGAGAAGAAAAGAAAATTAGAGGAGATTGCTAATCAGTTTGAAACAGGTTTAGATGTATTAAGAGATGCTTTAGAAAAGCAGGAATTTGAGGAGCTTACACCTTTCGGTAAGATATTAAAAGAAAGTGAAAATGAATTAGAAAAATTCAAAAAACTTAGAGACGAATTAATTCCATTGGCAAAACAGCTAGGTAGGCCAATGGAAGAACTAGAAGAAACGTATGATAAAATCATAGTAAATTTACAGGCAAAGGTAGATAAATCTATCGAGGACTTTATTAAGTCTATTGAAAAATTCGATGAGTACCAATCACCAACTGTTACCACACTAGGCATTGATGAACTAGAAGTTGTGCCAAATACCACAAGTATAAGAGAGCCATCTGAGGACGATTTACGTTCTTTTGGGCAAAAATTAAAAGATTCATTAGATAAAGTTTTTTCATCCGAAGAATTCCAAGCCGGTGAGGCAGCATTTAACGCCGTCACGGATGCTTTCACAGCAGGTATAGATGTGCAGATAGCAAAGATTGACGAGCTATTAGCAAAGCAAGATGAGAAAGTTAGTAGGCTTCAGGATGACCTTGACAAAGAAAAAGAGTTTGCAAAGGAAGGGCTAGCATCTAAAGCCGAAACGCTAGAGGAGGAGTTAAGAGTTGAAGAAGAAAAAAGAGAGCAGGCCTTAAAGAAAAGAGACGAGTTACAAAAGAAACGGCAGAAGCTACAATTAGCTCAGTTAGCTGTGCAACAAGCTCAAAGTCTAGGTACTGCCGTCGCTCAGATATTTACTGCTTATTCCTCTATTCCGTTTGTGGGTATAGCTTTAGCTGTTGCTCAAATTGCTTCAATGTACACAGCATTCGCTAAAGCAAAAGCGCAGGCAAGTAGTCTCTCTAAGCTCGCCACAGGTACACAAGAAGGGCCGATAGGCCACTATGCAAGAGGAAAAGGCGCTGATGATAGGTACAGCGTTATAGAGACGGCAACAGGTCGTGATACAGGTGTAAGAGTTGGTCCAGATGAGGACATAATGCGTCCAGAGATTAGCCGAGAACATGGTGCATTATTGCGCGATATGAACAAGAATCCTTGGAAGTATAGAGGCCGAAATCTATCTGCTGAATTATTTGACGTTGGTGTAGGTGGCAGCGTATTGGAAGGCTATGGTGGCATTGAACAACTGGATAAATCAGAGTTGATTGCTTCGGCTAATAAAGCAAGTGTTAACCGTGCTAACTACTTGATGAATAGCGCCATATCGAAAGAGGATTTAAAGCAAGTAATGACGGAGGTATTAGCGGAAAACAGAGGCGCAGAACAAACCTATGATATGAATAAAAAAGAAACTCATTACCTGACCGATGATGTCAAGAAGATAGTTCGTACTTGGAACAACGGCAAAAATAAAGAAACAATAAATATATTATGATTGACTTTTCAGAAGATTTTTTAAAAAAGTTAGAAGCTAAAGACAAAGAGTTAGAAGATAAAATCAAATCCGGTGAAGTCAAAGTTTGTGATATTGCCGACGATGACTGTGAGTCCTGTAGTGCATGATTGTTTAATATGTAAAAAATTAATATATTTGGACCATCTTAATTCTTTTATTACGTTATTTAAAATCTAAAGCTCGTATCTGGATTGCCGTCCATACGGGCTTTTTTTATGCCCGAATGATACTTGCTCTTATTAAACTTGTTTAACTAGATTTAAATATATGTGATATATATTTGAATCATTATTTAAATAAAAATATGAAAGAAAAATTAGAAAGACTCATCTCCATCTTGGAAGAGATGGAGACTATGGTCGTAGACAAGAATATGTATGACCAATTACTGTTCCTTGAAGAGGATTTAGATGACTTCTTTGAGGAACTTGATAACAAAATGTATTTCAAAATCTGCAAAAACTGAACATGAAACTTAAGAAAACATTTTCAGATAATATCTATGACTCGGAGTTAACAGACTCTGAGTTCAGGCTGTTGTCTGTAATAGACGATAATTTAGGCTTTGACGGCAAGTGCGAAGCCTCTGTCAAAGACTTCTGTGAATTATTAGACAGACGCCTAGCGCTTGTCTGGAGAGACATTAGAAGTTTAATAGAGAAAAAGTATATCGATACTGTTCACGAGCATGAACGGTCTAAATACTTCTTTCTAACTGATGATGTCAATGCCGATATTGACATCACAAAGACGGCCGAATATCAACGTATGTTGGACGAACGGCCAGATTATTGTCCACATGATGATGTGGCGCACGATATTTAATATGAAATAATTATTATATATTTGCATTGCCGACGACACGAACAAGTTGGTATCAGAAAACATATTTTTAGCTCTATTCCGAGGTAGTATTCGTGTCCTGCCTTGGTTTAGGGCTTTTTTTATCTAAAAAATTAAGCATGAATACAGTAAAGTATTTTGATGATGATGTAGCAAAAGATGTAGGTACGGATGCTGCTATAATATTGCATAATATTGAGTTTTGGCAAGTAAAAAACAAGGCTAATAAGAGAAACTTTTATGATGGCAAATATTGGACTTATAACTCATTGGAAGCTTGGGGAAAACTATTTCCTTACCTAACTACATCAAAGATAAGAACGTGCCTGTCAAAATTAAAGGGTGCTGGTTATGTTGTGACAGGTAATTATAATAAAAGTAATTATGACAGAACAACGTGGTACAGCTCTACCAGAAGCATAAGTAAAAATGCTCAATCCCATCTGCTAGATTTAACAAATCAATCTGATAATAATGACTTACCTATACCAGATAATAAACCAGATAATAAACCATATAATAATATAGAAAAAGAAAAAAAGAAAAAAGATTCTCTTCCTTTAAATAAAGGTAAAGAAGAAGGTGCCATACACAAGATACCAGAAGGGCATAAACAATTCAAAGATGATGGTAGTGGACAAGGTATGGCAGAGAAGTTAAAGTTAGGTGAAGAGGTTAATGAGCTATTGAATTGGTGGCATAGCCAAATAAGCTTTAGAGAGAATGAGAATAATGTAAAGTATGTGATAAGTGCAATGGGTGATGAGTTTAGTGTAGGCGATATAAAAAAACTGGTTAATTTCATGCTCTCACATTCTGAGAAAGATTCGAATGGGTATAAGAGGCATAATATAGTACCATCCAGTTTGAGCAGGGATGAAGATTTGATATACAAATGGGCAGGAGAATACAAAAGTGTAAGAGGTGGAAGTTTATCACAAACTAAAACAATTGATTATGATGCACAGAAGAGAAAAATAAATGACCAAGCTTGCAGAGAGGTTCATGGAATATCCTTAGACGAGTATGAAGCTAATGAAGAAAAAGAAAGACAAGAAATGTTAAACCGTGAACCAGATTTTTAGATTATGAAAGTTTTAGAATACAGCACAAAACAAGAATATAACTTACCTGTAGAAGGCAGAAAAGGGAATATAAAGCTAAGATGCCCAGTATGTGATGAGGCACGTTCAAACAAGACAGACAAATCATTATCTTTTAATGTTGATGATGAGGTAGGTCATTGTCATTATTGTGAGGCATCATTTTACAGGCAGAAGCATAAGCTATTCCAGAGGAAAGTATATGTGGTTCCGGAAAGAAAAAACAAAACAAAGCTTTCCGATAAGGCATTAGCTTATTTTAAGAGTAGAGGTATATCGGAGAAGACACTTGAAAAAACAGGCGTTTATTCTTCATTTGAATTTATGCCGCAGACCGGGAAAGAAGAAAGTGTTATTTGCTTTCCATACATACGTGATGATGAACTTGTCAACATTAAGTATAGAGATGGAAGGAAGAACTTCAAATTGGTTAGAGGTGCTGAAAAAATTCTATACAACATTAATGCCCTTAAAGACCACGATGAAATTTATATTGTAGAGGGTGAAATAGACGCTTTAACTTTTATTGAAGCAGGCATAGAAAATGTAGTTTCTGTACCAAATGGAGCAAATAAGAATTTAGATTACCTCGTAATTGACGATTTAAGGCACCATACCTTCGTTCTAAGCGTAGATAATGATAAAAGTGGTTATATACTAAGGAATGAACTTTTACGTCGCTTAGAGGCCGAAAAGTGCAAGTTGTTAGATTTTGGTGTTCATAAGGATGCGAATGGGTTTTTTGTTGCTGAAGGGAAAAGGGAGTTTTTGAATCACTTAAAGACGGCAAAGGATGCGCCTGTTGATGGTTCCATTACCGCTTTTGATAGAGAGAATGAGATTTTAGATTTGTACATGAATGGTTTAAAAAACGGTCATAAAATAGATAGTTCATTAGATGAAATTATAACATGGGAAACTGGCAGGCTTGCTATCGTGACTGGTGTTCCGGGAAATGGAAAATCTCAATTCGTTGAGTGGTTGGCAGCAAAATTAAATATAGAACACGAATGGAAGGTTAGTTATTTCTCACCTGAGAGGAATCCTATGGAGCTGCATTTTTCATTGATAGCTTCATTGTTGTCGGGCAAAACTTTTTCAAGTAAGTATATATCTGGTCCAGAATTTGCTTACACTTTCGGCCATATATCAAAAAATTTCTTTTGGGTAGATAGTGATGACATATATGATGTGGATAAGGTGTTGGAAGTTGCAGAGCTTCATGTGAGGAAATACGGAATAAGAACATTGGTGCTAGACCCTTACAATTGTTTTGACCATTCAATTGGTAATCGCTCTGAGACTGATTATATAGGTTTATTCCTTGACAAGCTTAGGCGGTTTGCAAAAAAACATAGTATACTTGTTGTGCTTGTAGCTCATCCACGAAAAATGAGAAAAAACGATACAGGTAATTATGATGTGCCTAGTTTGTATGACATCTCAGGGAGTAGTAATTTTTTTAATAAAGCTGATTATGGCATATGCGTTCACTTGGATTATGTGGATGGGGACAAGAGTCAAATCGTTCAGATATATATACAGAAGGTAAAGCATTTACATCTAGGTAAGATGGGGCTTGTTAAGTTTGTTTATAATCTAGTGAATGGCAGATATGAAGAAATGCAAGGTGTAACGGTGATGGGCCAGTTTGATGATTATAGTGTGGATGGGCATAAATTTAATATATCGTCATGGCTTAAATTGCCGTTTGAAAATGATAAAAAAAGAGATAAAAATCCAATATTTTAATTATGATACAAGACCCGAATGTTGAACAATATGTTCAAAAACGAATAGAACCTTTACAGGAACAGATAAAAGAGCTGCAAGCCTCAATGTTTAGACTAATGCAAGCCAATAATTTGCATTTACAAAATGTTAGGCTTTCGTTTTTAGAAGAGGTTACGAAAAAATGGGGCGAAAGTGATATTGTTGAATTTGATGAATGGCTTTACGCCCAAAAAAAATGAAACATAACGTTGAATGTAAACCACGTTTTAATGTGGTTTAAATAGTGTTATAGGTATTTAATTATTTGATTTATGAGAAAATGTATAAAATGTGGGGAAGTAAAGCCATTATCGGAGTTTTGTAAAACAGGTTTTAAAAGTGATGGTAGCCAAAGATATAAAAGCCAATGTAAAGTCTGCTATAATTCTAATTGGAAATATAGACTTATGAGTACATTGACAAGCAGGGAAAGTAAAAGAGTTATGTCAGATGGTCGTGAAAGAAAATGTTTGAGTAGAGATAAAGGTATAAACGGTGCGTTTTTGGAAAGTTTGAAAAAAGAGCAAAAAGGAATGTGTTATTGGTTAAATATACCTATAGATTTTACAATGAAAGATAAATTACGAAAACCAAGTTTAGATAGGCTAGATAATAGTAAAGGTTACGAAATAGGGAACGTTGTTTTGACTACGGTTTTTGCTAATACAGGTAGGAGAGATGCTACAATAAAAGAGATGAAAGGTTTTGTAGATGATTACCTATAACGGAAAAGCGTATGAGCAGTGGCGAATTACCCGCAGAAACTTAATTAAAAGAACGAAAGTATGAATAACGAAATAACTATCATAGATGCACTAAAACCGCCATTGCTTATACGCAGTGTTAGTGGCAGTGCTTTCTACTTACTTATTAATGGCGATTCTCAAAGTGTGATGGCAAAGAACGATTTAGATTTTGATGCTATAATCACAGACCCACCTTACGGATTGAAAAAAGAACTTAAAAGGGGTTGGCACGGAAACAACGGGAAAACAAAATTCCACGCAGAAAACAGTTGGGATGAAAAACTAAATTCGTTTGTTGAAAATTTGACAACACAAAAAGACCAAATAATAATGTGGGGTGGAAACTTTTATAATTTACCACCAACAGATAGTTGGATGATTTGGGATAAACTGCAAGACAATAGAGGTAGTGATGCGGAAATGGCCTGGAGTAAATTAAAAAAGCGTGGATGCAGAGTTTTTAGAATGAGTAGAATTGATGCTTATTTCAACAAACGAATTTTTCCAAAAGAACACCCAACTGAAAAACCAATACAACTAATGGAATTTTGTGTGAATAAGACCACAGGTGTAGTGATAGACCCTTTTATGGGAGTAGGTAGCACAGGGTTGGCTTGTGTAAATCTAAATCGTTCTTTTATAGGGATTGAGAAGGATGAAAATTATTACGACATTGCTGTTCGGAGGATTTCACAGCATTGCCACTAACGCCCATATAAGAACCGTTTTAATGGTTTCTTATATATTGTTAATAATAACATCATAAATATGAGAGAATGCAATAAATGTAACCGGCTTTTTGTTGAATCTATATTCTGCCTATGGTGTGGAAGCTCTGATGTGGAAGAAGTTTCTGATGAGCTGCCTTTTTGATAAATTAAAAAAAAATAAACCATAAACAAAAATCCCTTTTTTAACATGATTGGAATTAAAGAAAAACAAATAAGGCTCCGAGATACAAACCCGGAAGGATTCAAGGAGTTAGCAACAAATCTAAAATCTAAACTAGGATTGATTGTCGATGAAGATGCTATTAAAAATGAAGTCTATTACAGGCAGCTTTATAAGGAAAGGTATTGCGAATGGCTTGATCATCAGTTTAGGTTGAGTAATGAACAGAGGCGTTTTGCGAAGTCATTACCAAGACATAAGGTTGATGCTTATGTTGCTTCTTGCGTGAAAAGAAGGGAAGATTATTTTAATAAATTCACAAAATAATATTCAAAAAATGTTTTTATTATTCAAAAACTTATATATTTGTACTCGAGCGATTTTGCTCATTCAACTTAAAGAAGTTGATAGTCTTTCTATTTTCGGTATAGGCGATTCAAAAAGTTGATCCGCCTATATTTTTTAAAAACAAAAAACAAACTATGAAATTAAAAACCATTTCTATTAAAGGTAACGAGTATGTTACTGTAAATGAACGTGTAAAAGCGTTCAGGTCAAACCATCCGGAGCATTCGCTCATTACGGAGTTGATAAATGCTGACGCTGAATCATGTCTTTTTAAAGCGTCAATACTAGACAAAACTGGCCGAGTCATAGCCACAGGCTATGCTCATGAATTAAAGGCGTCTTCTTATATAAATAAGACATCTTATATTGAGAATTGTGAGACGTCAGCGATTGGACGTGCTTTAGGCTCTTTCGGCATCGGCATAGACTCCTCATACGCTACAGCTGATGAGGTTATCAATGCTATTAATCAGCAACAGAATGGATTAAAGGCTACAGAAAGGACTGGTACTATAGATTCAAAAATACTACAGAAATACAATGAGGAAATTAATGAACTTACATCACTAGAGGAGCTTAAAGATTATTACAATATCTTACCTGCCGAATATCAAAGGCACGTACAGATAAAGTCTATCTTCTCATCTAGAAAAGCTGAAATCAATGGATAAGCTTGGAGGAATAGGTGCTAGTGAGATAGGTAAGCTTTTCACTAGAGATGGAATGGCTTCAAAAGGCGTGAAAACCTTGTGCGTCGAGAAGTGTGAAGAGATTCTGAATGGCGAAAAACCTAGAATCAACACGGTTGCAATGCTGCATGGCCTCTTTAACGAGGAGGAGGCTTATAACTCTGTTGTAAAGGTGTTTTATCCATCGGCACGATACAGGTCTTCAGAGTCTGTTTGGATAGATAGCAATTGTTGGGCTACGCCTGACATAACAGACGAGGAGAATAGTCTTGTGATTGATGTAAAGTGTCCATATACGGTGTCTAGCTTTTACAAGAATTTAAATAATCTGCCGAGCAGTTATATGTATCAAGTACAAATGCAGATGCTCGCTATGGGTTATGATAATGGAATGATATGCCTATATTTAACATCGAATAGAGTAGATGGTTTTGGCAATAAGATTGAGTATGAAATTGATATAAATGATAGGCATTCTTTTATTACAATCCTAAAGGACGAGGCAATACAGAAAGAGATACCGCACCGGGTTGATGTGTTTGTAGGTATGAGGGATACATTAATGGTTGATTTGCTAAATGCCATTGAAGTAAACGACTCTGAATTTTTCTATATACACAAAGAGAAGAAAATAACGAGGCTAAAAGACAAATCCAATCCATTCACGTGGGGTGGACAAATAGTAAGAAACGGTGGCATACATTATGTCGCAGAAGATTCATAGTTTTTTTGTTTTTAATACAGATTTTCCTGCGGTGGGTACCCAACTCATCGCAGGTTTTTAAACGAAATTTAAATTTTAAGTATGATAAATAAAGTTAATTTATTAGGTAGAATAGGCACAGACCCAGATTCTAGGCAATTCGAAGGAAATGAAGTTACATCAATCAATGTGGCTACTTCCAAATCTTATAAAAAAGGAGATGAATGGGTCGAGCAGACCGAGTGGCATAATGTCTCATGTTGGGGTTCGATGTCGGATAAGGCTAAATCTTTTAGGAAGGGAGATTTAGTGTGGGTTGAGGGGGAGTTGAATACTCGAAAATACGAGAAAGAAGGTATTACCCATTACAGAACAGGGATTAAGGCTTCGTATGTTAGGAAAATACCTACAGGACAAGGGGGTCAGTTAGCAGGAGGTTTGCAAGGCAATGCGTTTGCCCCGGTTGAAAGTTCTAATAATCAAAATGACTTGCCTTTTTGATGGATAATTACTCAGATATATACTTTGATGAAGATGGTCAAATGCGTTTTAATTCTGAGGATAGTAAGGCACGTTTTACAGTTTTATGTGGGCAGACTATCATCAACTTTATAAATAGTCGGCAGGCTAAAATGGATATTATAGAGCTTCAAAATGGGCAAGGTGATTTGGTCGTTATCGAGTGTAGAATAAAAGAATGGACTAATCCGATTAATATTAATGAAAATCAAAATAATTAAAGATGAAAAAATCAATGTTATTTTTTTTAGTAATAATTCTTCTGAGTAGCTGTGCTTCTAGTAGATATGCACCAGTTAAAAATAAGCAATTTAAGATTGTAAATTGCGGAATTGCCAAATATGAGCGATACTCAAAGAAACAGAAGAAAAAGAACGCTCGGAAGATGAGAAAATGCAAAACTTTCCGAAAATGAGAAATCACGAGATATGGCGATGGTGTGATGTGTGCTTTGTCTGGATAGATATAAGGTCCGAATCCTGTCAATGTGAAAAATAATGATATGAAAAACAAAGAAGGTAGAAGTTCAAAATACAAAGGGATTACTTGGCATGAAGGGGCTTCTAAATGGCTCTCACGCATAAAAATAAAAGGCAAAAGTTTATATTTAGGCTTGTTCGATGATGAACTGGATGCCTATGCGATGTATAATGGGATGGTCGATGTGGTGAAAAAGAATCCGGGCATTTCATACAAGAAAGCCAAGAGGTTGAGAGATGTTGTATCGCTTTTCATGTTTAATGAAATAATAGTAAAAAAGTAGAATAATTTTTTTTAATCGTTTCTAGCGGTTATATCTTTAAATTGGTTATCAGGCAGGTCTCGGCTAAAAGTAGTTTTGCCCTGCCTTTTGTTAAACTGGTTTAATTAGATTGTAAATAATACTAACTATTTTAGTGCCTAATCTAAAATTAAAACTATGAAAAATGTATTCATTATATTACAGATATTGGCATTCTTTTACATATCCTACAAGATATGCCAATACGAAAAACCTATCAAAGAAGAGCTTCTCATCACCGAAGCTCCTAAACCGGAAGTTAATTATGAGCTAGAAATTCTAGCTAAGATAGTGGCAGCAGAAGCATTAGGCGAATCATTCCAAGGTAAATTAGCTGTCGCCTCTGTTGTTCTTAATAGAGTAGAAGCTAAGGAATTCCCTAACACCATCCAAGAGGTGATATACCAAAAGAATCAATTCCATGGCGTTAGCTCACCCCTATTTAATCGGCCGAATGAAGATTGCTATATTGCCGCTAAAAGAGCTTTAGAAGGCGCTATAATTACGGAAGCATTATTTTATGCTAATACCGACACGGCTACGAATAGAGGGTGGATAAAACATATCAAAAAACTATATCCAAACCAAGAAAAAATAGGAAATCACACATTTTATAATAAAAGCATTTAAATGGATTCTAATTTTTTGCGAGTAATCATCAATTCAGATGCTCAATATAATGAGCTGCAAAGCTATTTGGCATCTGAAGGCTTCACAGAAATGAACTGGGTAAAAGAGGTTTCTGAGCCTGTAAGGCATAAACCCGGTATAGGTATAGTGGGCATATCTAGGGGCGAAAAAACTGTCCATCAGATTAGCAATAAAATAATTGATGTATTGCGACGTTATCAAACTAGCATATATCCTGCGTATTGCACATACCATAACAATGCAGACCTGTTTGAATTTTTGGAAATACATAAAACCACCAAGAGGGTCTACAAGAAAAAGCGTATACTAGGAGCTGATGGAACTATATATGATTCAGCTATGGATTACTTATTGGTCAATCAGATTAGCCCTAGAAACATCCATGTGCTTTACAATGCTTTACACCATAAGAAAAAATATAAAGGAAAAGAAATAAGTTATTATGAGCAATCTTGAATTAGAAAAAAAGATTTATAATTTAGCATACAGGAGAGGCGTCTGTCTTTCTATTTTAAAATCAATTAAGATGAGATTAGATGATGAAAGTCTGACTTCTGAATTAGATGATGTTATCTCAGAACTTGATAAGCCTGTAGAGGAAAGTAAGTATAAGCTACCTGTATAAAAGGCGGCTAACGGAGGAGTGTATGGTGCGCTTTAATGGTTTTTACCACGTGTTGTGTGCTGTATGGCGACTTATACAACGAATGATGATTAAATGTACTAACGTAAAAATATTTAAAAATGTGTGATGGCAAAAATGGTTTTGAAAAAAACAAATTAATAAATGAAATTAAGGACTATCTGAGTAAGTTAGATTTTGCAGATAAAATTAATAGTATAAATGAAATACGAGAGGCTATACATAATGAGTCTCCTTTTAAAAATGAACCTGTTGATTTTGTAAAATGGGTAGTAAATAAAAATGTTGTTGCAAATGATTACAACCCTAACAAAGTCGCACCACCTGAAATGGAACTTTTAGAAGTCTCAATAATGAATGACGGATATACTCAACCTATTGTTACGTGGGATAATCCAGAAAAAGAAAAAATCGAAGTGATTGATGGGTTTCATAGGAATAGAGTAGGCAAAGAGTCTAAGGTTGTAAATCAAAGAGTGATGGGATACTTGCCAATTGTAGATATTCGAAAAGAACAGTCTGGGAAAAATGACAGAATTGCCTCAACCATAAGGCACAACAGAGCAAGAGGAAAACATCAAGTTGATGCTATGAGTGAAATAGTTATTGAATTAAAAAACAGAAATTGGACCAACAAACGCATAGCAAAACAGCTAGGAATGGATGAAGAAGAAGTATTAAGACTTTGTCAAGTTTCAGGGTTAGAACATTTATTTTCTGATAACGACTTCAGTAATGCATGGGAAAGTTCTGATAGCATTTGTGACTATGAACAAATATCTGATGATGTTACGGAAGATGAGTTAAACCTATACAGAATACCAAATGAAGGCGATACTAACAGAATATTTCATACTTACGATAAATGGGAATGTCACAAGGCAGGTTTTTATAAAAGCAAGAAAGAAGGAATGACAAAAGAAGAATGCTATTTAGAATATAAACGAATATTGTCAGACGGAGAACTATTTTCAAGCATTCTTGATAGGGTTATAATGGAATGGAAATATTCATGTGAACACTATTTAACAAATAAAAGTATGAATAGAATAGCATGGCTTGGTAAAGCAGCTGTATGTTATGAAACTGGAATACCCTCATCATATTCAGGAGCATTGTTTGAATTAGATGAGAATACTCAAAATGAATGTAATAATATAGCTTTAGAATATTTAAACAAGTGGTTAAGGAATAATAATATTGAAGAAATAGATATAAATGAAGCTGCTATAATTGGCAGACAAGTAGAACTTTATTAATATGGCAACAAAGAAATATTTAGACATAAACGTACTCCAGGCAACTAAAGAAAGGATAAGTAAAGTGTTTGATTCATTTGAAAAATATTACATAAGTTTTTCTGGTGGTAAAGATAGCACTGTAATGACTCATTTGGTTATGAATGAAGCTATTAAAAGGGGGAAAAAGGTAGGATTATTAATTATAGACTTAGAGGCTCAATACAAGCACACAATAGACCACATAAGAGAAATAGTTGAAGAATATAAAGAACATATAGATTTACATTGGTTTTGTGGAGAATTGTTATTGAGAAATGCAGTTAGTGACTTTCAGCCTAAATGGATATGTTGGGATGAAAATAACAAAAATATTTGGGTAAGAGAAAAGCCAAACGAATCATCAAATTTAGAACAATATGATTTTTATATTCCAAAAATGGAATTTGAGGAATTTATGGTTTTGTTCGGTAAGTGGTATGCAAATAATAAATTAACAGCTGGATTTATAGGGATAAGGGCTGATGAAAGTTTACATAGATATAGAGCTATTGTTTCAGAGAAAAAAAACTTAACATTCAATAATTACAAATGGACTACAAAATTGTCGAATATGTTATACAATGTCTACCCGATATATGATTGGAGAACTGAGGATATATGGGTATTCCATTCTAAAAACAAAAATTTATCTCATAATAAGATATATGACATGATGACAATGGCTGGAGTTAAATTAAGTAATCAAAGATTATGTCAACCGTTCGGTGACGACCAAAAAAAAGGACTTTGGCTTTATCATATTTTAGAAAATGAAACATGGTACAAGCTTCTTAACAGGGTTAGTGGTGTTAACAGTGGGGCATTATACATAAAGGAAAAAGGAAATATTAACGGATATAATGATGTAACTAAGCCAGTAAATCATACTTGGGAATCATATACTAACTATTTACTAAAGTCATTGCCTATAAAAATGCAAAAGCATTATAAGGAAAGGTTTGTTAAATTTATAGTAGGCTGGAAAAAAAGAGGATATGATAAAATACCAGATATTGCACCTCATGATTTAGAGGTTAAATGCTGGGCTCCAAGTTGGAAAAGAATGGCAAGATGTATATTGAGAAATGACTATTATTGTAAAGGACTTGGACAAACACAGCCAAAATCAGAGGCATATGAAAAATATAAGCAAATCAAAGAAAAACGGAGAATAGAAAATGAAATTAAACCTAACGGCTAAGGCTTTGCAATAGGTTTTCAAATAAGTAAACCACATAAATGTAATGGATGAGAAAGTCGCAATGCTTGAGAGAGCCAAGCAAGAAGCCATGAAGTGTTTAACTACACTAATATACATAAACCAATAATTGCATACAACGTTGAGTATAAACGGTCGTTTTAATGCCGTTTATACATTGTTGTGCGTAGTACGGATTTAATAGACGAAATATGATTGATTTACGAAATACTGATTGCCTTGATTTGCTAAAAAGCATTGACGATGGTAGTGTAGATTTAATTCTGCAAGACCCGCCATATAATACAACGCAATGTGATTGGGAATATGATATTGATTTACCTGTTTTATGGCAAGAATGGGAACGAGTTTTAAAGCCCGATGGTGTAATACTTATTTTTAGTGATGAGCCGTTTACGAGCCGTTTAATTATGTCAAGGCTTGGGTTTTTTAAATATAGAATAACTTGGGATAAGATGCAAGGAAGTAATTTTCTTAATGCTCACAAAATGCCATTAAAACAAACAGAAGATATTGTGATGTTTAGTAGGGTGAAAAACGGTGAATATACTTATAACCCTATATTAAAACCCAAGCCGAAACAAAACATAAGACCAATGGGAAACCCAAAGGATAAAAAGAAAAGCACTTACGGTGAGCATAAAGGCGAGTTCGCAGATGGTTATGACAATACTAAAAGTTACCCAACAAACTTAGTTAAGTTTAGTGGAAAGGCTGATGAATGCAACCCACTAAACAGATGGCACCCAACACAAAAACCTGTAGGGCTTTTAAACGAGTTAATAATAACATTTAGTAATGAAAACGACTTAGTATTTGATGGATATTCAGGAAGTGGTAGTACAGCCATTTCTTGCCATAAAACGAAACGCAGATTTATTGGCGCAGAATTAAATGAAGAATATTATAAAAAAGCAATTAGAAGAATAAAAGACGAAACATCTCAATTAACGATGTTTTAGTATTACGCACAACGCCCATATAAGAACCGTTTTAATGGTTTCTTATATATCGTTATCTTTTCTTCTTACTCTTCTTCTCTTGTTTCTTTTGCGCCTTAATTATCTTTTGTGCCTTCGGAATCATACTAAAAAAAGTTGGGTAATTCATTTGCATTAAATCCATCCTGCTGTATGGCAAATGTGTAGTAAGGAATAGCATTAAATCTTCGTAATCCTTATCTATCCTCTTGATATTGTCAATTATCTTTTCCTTGTACTTGCCATTCTCTTCTACTAGCTCAAGCGTAAACTCATATGGATACCTTGACCTGTTCTTTTGTTTTCCTTTCTTCTTGCCCGACCTTAAGTATGGCCCTATATCTTTGTAGAACGTTTCAATACTTCGCGGGCATATAAAAAAAAAGACTCCATATCCATATCAGTCTTCCAGTCGTTTATCTTCTTAGCTTGATGTGTAAGGTCGATAATAGTTGCATCCTCATTATCTGTGACGATAAACAAGGCACAAAACTCTAAAAGCAACTCATGACTGGTCGAGTGGTTTCTTTCTAGAAAATGCTGTGCCTGTGTGCATATATTGCTAAGCAGGTTGTAAGCCTCATATCTATCACCATCGGTTTTAGCATTCTTGTATCCATCACGGATTTTTATCAATGCTCCAACGTGGTCCTGAAAGGTACTAGCAATTAATATCTGAGGAACAAGCTGCTCAAAGCGCTTAGAGCGTTCGTATCCCATTTTCTTTTGATATAAATAGTATTTTGTGCCATTGCTTTCAAAAGAGCCTGTAGTGAAATCTATAGGCTTTGCATCGGTTGTGTTTTTAGCGGTCTTTATCATTTAAAACCTTTTGTAATTCTGTAAAAATTTAGCTATCGTTAAAGCCAAGCATATATAAAAGAACAGGTCAATTATACACATAGCTAAATGGTTGAATCTAGAAAGGCATATAATAGTGAACCAATAGAAAGAATTGCATGGCGCACACCCTACAAATGCTTTATATGCAAGTCTAGGCAATTTCTCTGCCGCCCATTTATCGATTACTCCACCAATACCATCTGCATCGGTGATTACATGGACCCAAGCGAAAGCAATAACTGCTGCTTGTAATGAAATAAGTAATAGGTCAATTTTCATATTTTACGCAATCTATGTTAGTTATCTTAATTTCATCTAAGCAATTAAGATAAACGGTATATCTGACCGGGATGGTTATTGATAACACTTCGTAAGGGTAGAAATGCAGGTACTGGCTATTACCATAGGAGTATTTTGCAAATAATGCAAGTGTAGCGGCATCATTATCAATTGTAACATTACTTGTTTTTATATTGTGCGCCGATGCTGTGGAACCCCAATTCTTCTGATTAAAGATAGATACAAGCTGCTGCATACACCTACCTTTTATTGTTGTTTGCTCAACACCTATCTTCTTTAAATTAAGCCATGCAATTAGCTTAATATCAGTTTGGTATCGGCAGTAATTAGTTTTGCCTACACCGTCAACAAGTGTTTCACTCTGCGGCTGCTCGAAATACATTATACTCTTTATACTCTTATCTGGAATAAGAAATTTATAACGCTTTTCCGCTAATAGCTTTGTCTGGTCACTATCGCTAGGTGTTGATATATAATGCGCTACCGCAACGGTCCTATCAGCAACATTAGGCTGAACTATCCTAACAGGCTTTGCAAGGCCGCCATATCGTTCAACCCATGCCAACTCGGTTACTTCAGGCTCAAACTTTTCTATTATTTCGTTAATCATATTAGATTATATTTTCTAAGAAATTCTTCATAATTCTCAAGGTAGATTTCTAGTACAATTTCTAATTCTTGTTTTGACAATTCAACTATCCTATCATCACGACCTTTTCTTTTTTGTAATGCCTCTAAAAAACCTAGCCTCTCAGCATATACGGCACTCTTAGGTTTCATGGTCACTTCTATTTTCTTACCGTCATCCTTTGTAATTATAGGTGACAAATCTGACATAGTTCTACCTGTAGCCGTCCAATTTATATTCCTATTGGAACTTAATTTTTGCTTCTTATTCTTAAAATACTGTGAATTGTATGTTCCGAAGCTTGCACCATCTACCGTCTTCCTGTCGGTTTGCACACGTTTTCGAATTAGCGCAATACCATCCAGTGTTGACTCTAATGCAGCCTTTCGGTTAAACTCTGGAAGCTCATCGAGCATTAATTTCAAATTCTGTGAAAACTCCTTTGGACTCATTGTGACTATTAACCTATAAAGATAAACAAAAAATTGTTAACTTTATAGGTTGTAAAATCAAACTAAATGAAGTATCATCCATCAGATTGGTCGGTGAGTTCCATCCCTAGAATTTATAGGTGGTCTTTTTATATATATCATTTAGGCGGATACCTTGAAGCCTTGCGAAGAAACAATGATAAACGTAGTGAGAATGATATTATTATAGAATGGATGGATATTTGGAATATAACAGACGTAGACATCCCGATAGATACGCTAAGAGGGCAAAAATGGAAGTATCACAAAGATTCGAAAGAGTTCCTCCAATACCTTGACACGTTTTTGTGTGATAATATAGAAAAATTGAAGTCATTAAAGTATTTACAAAAAGAAAACCAAAAGCTAAAATGTATCATCGAGGAACTGACTGCGAAACAATGAGATTCTCAGAATTAGGAAAGGATAAACCATACCTAGGCAAGGAAGATAATTTTCAAATTGAAGTCGCTAAACTACTAGACTGGAAAAAGCTGCTTTGGATGCACGTCGCTAATGAAAGGCGGACTTCACCTATGCGAGGTGCAAAGCTCAAAAAAATGGGAGTGAAGGCAGGTGTACCAGACATATTTATCCTAGAAACTAGGCCGAGAATCGCAATAGAATTGAAAGTGAAAAATGGAAGACTAGGTAGTAATCAAAAAAGGTTTTTAGAGGAGTTATCTCTTGCCGGTTGGGATTGCTATGTATGTTACAACATGGATGCTGTATTATCAATTTTGAAAAAATACAAGATATGAGGTTAATAATTAAACAATATTTAAAAATATGCAAATATGCCTAGAGGAAATTTAAAGAATTTTGGTAAAGGTTTGAGAACCAATACTTTTAAGGAAAGGCCACAGGATGCAGGTAGACCGCACGGTAGTAAGTCGCTTGTCACAATGCTGAAAAAGCAGCTATTCAATGGTGAGCAAACTATTGATATTAAAGATGCAGAGGTATTAGATGAAGATGGAGAGCCTACCGGGCAGAAAGTTGATGTAAGGGTTTCAATGGTATCTTCAGAGGCGTTAATACTTCACTATGTCAAGAGGGCTTTGAAATCTGATATTATCCTTAAAGATGCTATTAATAGGATTGACGGTATGCCGAAGCAGTCGATAAGCCACGAAGGTGCTGAGACGAATATAGTTATAGGCCATGATGTTATTCGTGCCGATGAAATAGACTTGAAGAAGAAAAAGAAAAAGTGACTAAAATCGTCACATTAGGCGTTACGAGTGATAACTTAAATTCACCTGTGATTCAAGATTATCTAAAGAAGGATAATGTCATAGGTGTGCCTGATATATTCCTATCTGAATGGAATAATCAGAGTCCATTCCAAATCTGGTACGGTTCAAGATATAGTGCGAAGTCATACACAAAGGCGATTCAATACCTTTTACTTTGTTCCGGTGAGCAGTATTTCAGAGGCATATTTATGAGGTATGCGAAAGTAGCTGTTAGGAATAGCCAATACCAACTATTTAAAGACGTATGCGAGATGAAACCTATCTTAAAGGATTCATTTCGATTCTACGATTCACGCCTTGAGATTGTACACCTTGAAACAGGCAATAAGATGTTCGGCGGCTCTTTTGAAGACCCCGGAAAGGTGATGTCAATTGCTGATGTAACAAGGTTATGGCTAGAAGAGCCAATCACGCATCACCATGAAATCAATGTAAAGGATATCGTGCATATGCAAGGTTCATTGCGTTCAAGGCATGATATAGAGCCTATTATTGACCTGACATTTAATCCTATATCTGTTGATACTGATATATATAAGCAGTTCTTCGATGAAAAGAATGCTGATAAATACAGGGCGTTAAGGCTTAAAGCTAATTATGATGACAATCCATTTTGTCCTAAGAACAGGATTGAATACCTTGATGACTTAAAACGAATCGACCCAGAGCAGTATGAGGTGGATGGTCGTGGAAACTGGGGTTCTGTGAAGACAGGCTTGGAATATTACAATAGATTTAAAAGGGCTGACCATGTAAAGAAGTTACCGGTATTACAAAAAGCTATTCATGTGACAATGGACTTTAATGCAAATCCTTATATGGCTGTTGGTGTTTGGCAAATAGATGATACAGGAAAGCGTATAAGTCTCAATAAGATAAAGGAGTATGCAATGAAGTCTCCATCCAACACTGTTGAGGATTGCATTGATGTCGTTGTATCGGATTTTGAAGAGTACTTTAAATATGGATTATTCTTCTACGGTGACGTCCACGCTAAACGAACTACAATGTTAAGAGATAAGCGTTCGTTTCTAATGGCTATTATAGAGTCGTTTAAAGGCTATTTATACCGGGGTGATATAAGAATACCTAATTCCAATCCGTTGCACTCAGAGAGGCGCAGATTGATTAACAGGGCTTTATCAGGTGCATACAAGTATGACATTAACATTGACGAGAAGTGTGAGTTGTCTATTGCTGATTTTCAGAAGGTTCAGATTAATGCTAATGGTGCTAAGTTAAAAGCAAAAGATAAGAACGGTTTTGAAAGGTACGGCCACTTCTCTGATGGTGATGATTATATCTTGCACTACCTGCATCATCATTATTTACCGCAATAGATGTTCTTATTAAACTAGTTTAATTAGATTTTGCTATAAAGCTCTTATATTTGAATTATAATTAAACAAATAAAAATTATGAAAATTCAAGATTTAAAAGTAGGGCAAATTTTAAAAGAAGGTAGATTTGAAGTGGAAGTTGTTTCAGTAAAGGATGTTAGATTTGAGGTTCAGTATATTTCTGGTGCTTGTTGGACTTATAACCAATCTGATTTGGATAACAATACATTAACTTCATACATAGGATAATGAGTAAAGACTTAATAAATTAAAAACAGACAAAAATGAAAATTCAAGCAAAATATTTCTTATTAAACTAGTTTAATTAGATTTAAGCGCAAAGCTCTTATATTTACATTGTAATTAGTAACAAAACAAGACTTAAATAAATAACATAGAACCTTCGTGAGATTGAGGGGCGGTAATCGAAAGGTTGCTGCCCTTTTTGTTTTTAAGGCCATTTTAAGGGATTCTAATGGGTTTTAATTGTAAAGTAGTGTATTGCTATGGTTTTAAGTGTAGAACTCGTTATAGAGCAAATTTTAAAAAGGTTGATTTTGTGTTAGAAATTGGTGTGCGCCTACTTCTTAAAAGAAAGAAAGGGCGCAAGTGTTCGAAGCACTAAACGCCCTAAATTTTATTGTTATGATGAGACAAAACTACTCTAATAGGAGCAAAATATAATTAACAAGTGTTAATTATTTGGACAGCTATAATGATATATATTTGCCGATACAAAGGCGATTCCTTTTTAGCGTCCAAGTTAGAATACTTACACGAGTCGGAGGAATCATAAAGCCTGCGGAAGACTGCCAGACGTTGCACCGCCAATCGTAGCTACAGAACTCACGCGAAATGTCTGGGGAGGGGATAGACCAGATTCTGCAAGTTGTAGAACTGCCCTGAGAGAGTTGAGCATAATCATTGTTGTCTTTGTAGGTTGTGTGCCTGCTGACATCCATGATAGGGACAAGGCAAAGAGAGTAGTTACCCAAACAGGATTGATTTCTTTTTTTTAAAGACTTCTTTTCTGTATTGGGGAACCTACGCCTACTTCTAAACCAATCCTTGAACTGGCAATTATTAGTATTATTTATTACTATTATTAATTTAATCAATATAATCATGAAAGAAGAATTTAGAAACATAAAAGGCTATGAAGGATTGTATCAAATATCCAACTTAGGAAAAGTGAAGAGTTTAAAAAGGAAGCTTTCAGATGGTAGGAAGCTTAAAGAAAAGATTTTAAAACCGCAAACAAATAATTGTGGTTATCTTCGAGTGAATCTTTATAAATATAGGAAAATGAAAAGCTTTCTGATTCATCAATTAATGGCGATGGCATTTTTGAATCACATTCCTAACGGCCACAAAAGTGTAGTCGACCATATCGATAATGACAAGAATAATAACAGGCTCGAAAATTTACAAATCATAACAAGTAGGCACAATTTAAGTAAAGATAAAAAAGGTGGCTCTTCTGAGTACACGGGAGTTAGTTGGTCTAAAGCGACGTCTAAATGGAGGTCACAACTTACAGTACAAGGCAAGGTATTACATTTAGGATATTTTGAATTTGAATTAGATGCAGCCGAAGCTTATCAAAAAGCCTTGAAGGTCATTCTAGCTAATCCCAAAGTTACTTACGAGCAAATGAAAGCTTTGAGAAAGAAAGGATTTTTCCTATGATTTTGCCGCAAAACAACACTAAAGAGGTTTTAGTTTATCTTTGCTGTTATGATTATTTACATAAATGATGAGCAAACCTTAATCAACCGATGGCTAAACAAAGTTTCAGAAGGCGAATACTTTGCAAATAAAACTGAAGCAGTCAAATTGACTGAACTATGGCGGTCTTTATGTTTTGGTGAGAAACAAGGTGAGATACTCGTTATGGGTAAGACTGGTGATGATAAGAAAAAGAAGAAATCCTACCAAGAAGAGGCAATCCATAGAGAGAATGTAACAAACTCAAAAACGCCTTATGTCTTCAATCGGCTTAAGACTGTGTTTCTAGAAGTAGACCGAGCAGATGGAAAGAAGGATATTATAGAGCTAAACGGTGAAGAAGAGTCTAAAGAGATAAGAGCGCTTAATGATAAAATGTCAATGTTTCATGGTGAAATGGACGTAGATGATTATCTAGATGAGCGGTTTGCCGACTGGCTGTGTGTTGAACCAAATAGCTTTTTACTAATAGACTTTTATAGCTTTGATCATATTACAGAGAAGGCCAGTTCCTATCCTTTGCATATACCTGTGGCTGATGTAAGGGATTTTCAACACCATCATGGTTTATTGCAATACCTAGCATTTCAAACAAAGGCGAATGAGGTTGTTACATATGAAGGCGAATCACATCAAGTAGAATTAACAATAGAATGGTTATATACCGATAAAAGTAGATTTAAGTTATTCCGGAAACCTAAAGGATATGAGTTAAAGCCGGGTGAATCAATTGTAAGATTAAAGCGAGGTAAATCAGAAGAGGCTAAGATATACGATACACAAGGCAATGCCTTTGACGTGTATGACTTATCTGTAGGATCCTCTGATGAGCTTGTTGACTATGTGATTGATACTTCTATGGATGCAGGTTTTACCTCCGTGCCTGCTATGCGTATAGGTCAAAGACCTCATCCTGAGTACAAGAATTTAGCCGATAGTCTTTTAAGGCCTGCAAGAGAGCGATTCATTGACCTAGCACAGAAGAAATCTAACTTCGATGTGACTATGGCCTTGCATGGTATAGCACAGAAGTTTGTATATGTCGAAAGGTGTGATTATAGGACTGAGAAAGGATTAAGGTGTGAATCTGGTTATATCGGTGGCGATGTATGTCCATCGTGTGAAGGAACGGCGAAGAAGAAACTACATAAATCGGAGTTTGATGTAATTACGTTGGAATTGAAATTGGACGAGTCAGGCATTTCTCAGCCTATTGATTTAAGCCAGTTGGTGCATTATGCCGAATATCCACAGGCAGTGATAGACAAGCACCATGAGGTTGTAAAGGAATATGAGGCTGATGTGAGTTTAGGATTATTCAATACCAATATATTCAATAGAGAACAGTTGGTTGCCGCTACAGCAACAGAGATTAAGGCCAATCTCACACCTGTCAATAATGTACTTTACACACAATATGCAAGACCTAAGTCACAGTTATGGGAGTTTGTAGTTAGGCATATTGCACATAATGCACAGATAGGTGATAGGCAGTCCTTAAAAATAATGAGGCAATACCCCACAGATTTTGGCTTAGAATCATATCAAGAACTATTAACATACCTAAAGGAAGCAAAGGCATCTAATGCGCCTAGATTTATTATCCGTGACTTTGAGGTCGCTATAATGAAGAAGCTGCACAAGGATGACGTTGAGGCAGTATCTAAAATGATGGTTATAGAGCGATATAAGCCTTATAATGATAGGTCGGAGGCTGATAAGTTGCAATCGCTTTCGCAACTTCCTGAGTATGACCCTAAAAGGATTTTGAACCTATATTTTGATGATATAGTAAGAGATATAGAATTACAAGAGCCATATTTTTACAGGATGCCACATGATACATTGACAATAATGTTTGAAGAAAAGGCAAATGAGTATATGGCAAAGTATCAAAGCTATAAAGATGCATCACTTCCACCAGATATAGATGTAATGGATGTGGAAATTGAAGAAGAAGAGGATGAGACCGAAGTACAGTAAGGCAAGAATATCATTAGTTTCAAAGCTGGAGCAAGCTTTGTCAGGCAAAGTAGAAGGATTGCAACGGAATTTCTATAATCTCGTATTGGATTATTATAGGTCTAAATTGTCTGTTAGCGAAAATGTTATAAAAAATACAAAATCTAACCTAAATATAGCAACCGATTTAAGCGCCTTAGAGGAGTCTTTTTTTAAGAAGCAGACTAGCAAGCTATTAGTATGGATTGCGCGCCGTATGGTAGAGGTAAATGGTGTTAATCGGCAATATTTCAAAGCTAATTCAAACGATTATAATAGAAATGTAGTAAAGAGAGTAGAATCTAATATGTTAGCTGCTTATGGCATCAAGGTCGGACCAAAGAAAGTGACGATAAAAAAAGGAGGTTGGCTTTACTCTCTTGGTCAATTTAAAGACCCTTACATGAGGGTAAAACAAGAGGCTTTGAACGCTGTAAGGGCTGGCATATCATTAGATGATTTTAGAAAGACTATTAAGAGTGCGGTTGTAGATAGCAAGACGCAGAGTATAAAACGCCACTTTTACACTCATGCTAATGATACATTTGCTGAGTATAATAGACAAGCTTCTAAGCAGTATGCCGATAAGTTGAATATGAAGTATTTCATGTACAATGGGGGCGTAATTGATACTACAAGATTATTCTGTGAGAACCGAGATGGTAAGGTTTTTACCAGTGAAGAGATTGATGATTGGCATTTACTAATAAATAGAAAGGACGGACCACAATGGTCAGGAGGTATTTATGACCCTTATGTTCATTGTGGAGGCTTCAATTGTAGACACGACCTTGACCCTATAAGCGAAAAGCTTGCATTCCGTCTAAGACCAGAATTAAAAAGTACATTTGGCAAAGAAAGAAAGAAAAAATAGGCAATTAATATCAACCAAAATCGAATTTATATGCAAGAAATTTACAAGGCGATTCCGGGCTATGAAGGCCTCTACGAGGTGAGCAATATGGGCAATGTGAAGAGTCTGTCTAGGGTGGATTTAAGAGGTCATCGTGTTAATGAAAGAATAAGAAGACCAACTCTAGTTATGGGTTATCCGAGAGTGTGTTTAAATAAAGATGGGAAGAAGAAAAATTTCATGATTCACAAATTAATGGCAATGGCTTTTTTGGGGCATAAGCCTAACGGTCACAAAAAGGTAATCGACCATATAAACAATATCAAAACAGATAATAGAATTGAGAATTTACAAATTACAACCAATCGCCATAACGTAATTAAAGATACAGATAGAGGTGTCTCTAAGTATGTTGGAGTATGTTGGTTTAAACCAACATCTAAATGGTTGTCAAAAATTCGAATCCAAGGCAAACAATTACATCTAGGTTTATTCGAGGATGAGTTAGAGGCTTCAAACGCATACCAAAAAATGTTGAATGCAATTCAATCCAATCCAGATTTAACTTATGATGAGGCTAAAAAAATCAAGGAAGCTATATGATAAGAAATTCCTATAAGTTTTACATAACCTTTCCTTCAGGTATAGCCGAAGTGTTTCCTCTCAATTCGACCTTGACTTTCGTGGATGAATATAACACCGCCTACAACGCATTTAGAAAGAAACTTGATACTGAATTAGTTTTCAGAAACACAGATGAGCATAAAACTTTTGATGCTTTCGCAGCTCTAGATAATATGCAAAATCAGTGCTATGAGGTAGACCTGCAAGTACAATACTCCTCAGACGGTGAGAACTTTAGCCTTGCGTATACTGGCCTAATCCCCTTAAAGAAAGGCAAATATAATTTTAGTGAATGCACATTCAAAGTGAAGCCAGAAATAAATGATGTATTTAGCTGTATAAATAAAATCGCAAAAGTTGATTTTAACCTTTTAAGAATCCCTGAGAAACAAAGAATATCAACCGTCGAGGGGGTTGTTGAATGTGATATAGTAAATACGGCTAATGGAAACGTTCCTGTTGCACCTGATGGTGTCGGCTGGGCAATATCAAACACCGAATTAACATACTATTTTGATGACCTTGTTCTTCCTAGTTACTCCTACACATTTTGCAGGATAAGATACAACGGCACGGAATCCGACCCGGCAGGATTTACGCTTGACCCTGACGGGAACTATTATGCGCCGCCTAACTTAGCCGACCCCATCACTTTTTCGACACCGGTATTTTATATTGAACCTACACAAATAGACAGCCAGTCATCTGTTCAAGTAGGTGAAAAGGTCACAACCACACTAAAGATTGTTAATATAGATATTGATAACGGTGTGGCCTTAGAAGGTATATTTGACCTATTCTTTGCCGATTGTGGTATTACCTTAAAATCTGATTTCTTTAATATCAATGCGGACGGTACAGCTCCAGACAATGGAGCATATACATATGCAGAGAACTACCTACAGGAGCTTATATTTCTACAGGCTTCGGATGTGGTCCGTGCCGACAATGAGGAGTTTAAGAATGCGACTAGATTCAATATAACATTTGAGAAGTTTTGGAGTAATATAAAACACCTTAACCTGCAAATGATAGATGAAGGTAGTAATGTTTTGAGGATAGAACATATATCATATTCTGAAGAGAATCTAATGTTAGACCTTACACAGCCTAAATTCGAGAAGCATATGGTCGGCAAGTCGGAGTATAGTTATGAGCAATCTAATATACCGAGAAAAGAAGTGTTTAGTTTTAAGTATGCTACAGGTGTTGAGGCTTATGATTTCGATGATGCCTTTATTGATTATGATAGTAATTGCTCGAACGAGGATGAGAAGAAATACACAATGGCTGAGACAATTACAAATATAGGGTATTTATATAGTAACAGCTCTATTGAGAATGATATCGACAAGATGAAAGGCGTTATGTGTATCGTCAGTACTAATTCTGGGTCAATTAATAACAGTACAGGCGCAATTACAGGGGTTAGTGTGCTAAATGCAGCGATGTCATTTGCGAATATAATACAGGCGCTTTGGTTATGGAAAAGGCCATTGATGTCAGGCAATATGAATGGCCGTGTAACTCAGTTCTTAAGTAGTACACGAAATAAAAAGCAGACAGCAATTCAAATCCCTATGATAAAATCAGATTACTTTGAGGTATTTAAGCCGCAGGATTTAGTGCGCACAATTATAGGGTGGGGTGAACCTGTAAGTGTTAAGTATGAAACACCACAAGATATTTTAGAATTAGAATTAAATCATTAATATGGCTTGCAGATGGAAGTTGACATGGGAGGACGATTGTAACACAGTGTTATATTCTGGATTAGCAGAGGCGCTAACCGAGTTAGAAGAGGAAGTAATTGACTTTAAACCTGTACAAGCCGAAACCATAACAGAATCAATTCAAGATGGACAAGGAATTGAGAGCATTGTATATTCAAAAACTAGGTCAAGATACAGAAGTTCGTGGGTTCTAACAAATGATGAGATAGAGGTCATACAATATATTAAGATGTATCAAACAATAAAATTAAATGATACTTTCGATGTCATTGAATATGATATAGACCCTAGTTCGATAGAGTTTGAAATACTAGGCAGTGAATTAGATTATGAGCGTGAGGTGATAATGTCATTTAGTCTTGTGGATAGTT